TAGGTGGCATAAAGGAAGGTTTTAACAGTTTGTTTGAAGGATTAATAGGTGGCCTTCTGCGTATTCTAATGTGGATACCAACTAAAATAGCTGAATGGCTTGGCTTTGACAACTTAGCGGAAGAAATTGGTCGTTATACTGAAACGATTATTCAAAGTGTTAAAGATGTATTTGGAGGACTTATCGATGTAATCGTAGGAATATTCACCTGGGATGGTGACAAAGTATTCGGAGGTCTATCAAAAATATGGGATGGAATTACAAGTGCTCTTATGGCTCCGTTTAAAATAATTGGATCTGTCATAAAAGATATTTTTGGAGGTTCCGCAATCCAAAGAGGAATATTGACTTTAAAACAAATTGGCTTACAAATTCAGAGTTTCTTTTTATACTTAGCAGAAGCAATTAATGGCCTTCTTCAAAAAGTCCCAGATTGGCTTTTGCCAGAGTCTGCAGAAAATTTCATCGATGAGATGGATGCTGCCACAAAAGCAACAAAGAGAAGAGTTGACAATGATATTGAAAGTATTAAAACCTTAAAAGCTGAATTGAAGAAAAAAGACGAGCTCGAAGAAAAACTAAAAGCCGAAGAAAAAGAATCTTCGGCCGGCTCAGGTGGTGGAGGTGTTAGTGTACAAGAAGGAGGCACTGCTGTAAATACAACTAATAACGTGACTTACGTCATCCAAAATGGCAGCAACGTTGCTACTGACGCTCTTCAAGCCGCGGGCGGATAGAAATAAAAGGAGGGTGACCTTTCGACCACCCTCCTTTGTTTATTTACTAGTATTATGTTTTATATGTATTAGCCCTTCTTTTTTTCAGGCTTTACTTTACCTTTAGCTCCTTTAGGAAGCTTACCTTTACCTTTATTTTTTTGAGCATTCTTACGACGCTCGGCCATAGCTTTCTTAGCTGCAGCTAGCTCCTTACCTTCAACTTTGCCATTGCCATCCTTATCGAATCGCTTGACCCAAGCCGCTTTGGCTGTCGCTTTCTCTGCATCACAAAGTTTACCATCTTTATTCTTATCGAACTTAGCCATATGGGGAGGGAGCTTACGCTTGCCATCCACCTTTGCAGGTTTAGCTTTATGTTTTCCATCTTTACTGTGATGGTCAGCTGCACAAACTCCCAGTGTGAGAGATGCAACGATTACTGTAATTAATTTAGTTTTCATTATATTATATAGTTTAGCTAGATGCCAATTTAGCAAAGTAGCTGAGAGTGTCTTCATCTGAATCTTCACTCTTAGTTTCATTTACGACTGGAACATTGTCGTCTGTTTCAGCAGCTTTAAAAGGTGTTGCTTCCTTTGTAGTATTCATTTCTACCTGTTGTTCAGTAGTCATTGTTGATGCTACCTCAGCTTCACCTAGAACTTCAAACATTTTACGTTTAAGATCAGAATATGACTTATAGTTTTCAGGGTCAGTGAATTCACTAAGCTTATACAACTTGTTATATGTTTCTTCTAAGCGTGCTTCATCAGCATCATACAATTCACTAGAGGAATCGAATTCAGATTTATCGTAATTGCGATAACCTTCTACTTGACGAATTTTCAATTTGAAGTTAGCGCCTGCCCAAAAATCAAATGGGTTAACTGGCTTTTCATCTTCAAATTGTGGTTGCATAACATCCATAATTTTATCCATGATTTTTTTACCGTATTCATAAAGGAAAACTTTTCCTTCATTTGCTGGATTTGCAGAATCCGATACAACAAGAATATTTGACACGTGATGTAGACGTCGCTTACGCTGCCGTGCAAGTTCTTTATCTTCATCGCGGCCAGTGTTCCATAGTTGTGAGTTCAGTTCAGAAACTGGATCTTGTTGACCAATTGAAGTCAAAGATCTTTCAATGTACCAACGACCAGTTGGTCCTTTAAACCCATGATCCCAATATCGGACCCACGGAAGATCTTCACCAGCTCCAGCTGGCAAAAAACGAATAACAGCATAACCATTACCTGCTTTATCGACAGTTGGTTTCCACAGACGATCATCGCCGTAATTCTTTTTTTCTGTATTTGTGTCAGCAGCAGAGACAAGTTTTGAAATTGCGCTTTCACGATTTTGTTTTAGTTTTTCGAATGACATAGTATTATTTTTTGTATTTGCAGTGTATTGTTTGTTTTTTCCTGACAAGAGCTATATTACCATAAAATGATTAGATTGTAAATACTAAAAGTGCTTTATCTCTAATTTTATTTTTTGGTAATGGCTTTTGCAGCATGATTGATTTATAGCTAATCAGCATATCAATCATGTCTTTATTTATACCCATAGGATCACTTAGAATGTTCCTCAGGCTCTTTAAAAAGTTGACCAATATATCCAATAGGATAACGCTCTCGATGCTAATCTGGCCGCCTCTGAGGGCCTCTAGCACAGGACTCTGAGAAAAGTCTGGTGTAGCTGAACAGATTTCATCAAACGTGTTTCCTTTGTTAGAAAGTGTTTTCATATCTTGTTCAAACATATACGTCAATTTGTCGTAGCGCGCAGTATAAGCACTATACACATCATCAGACATATCGCCAATCCAGCCATTTTGATTTTCAATCAAATTTGCGGTGAAATATTCAATGAGTTGTTCTCTATTGAAACGGCGAGATAGTTTTTCAAAAAAGTAACGATCTCTGCGTTTCTCAAATGTTGCTTGTTTTACAGCGGTTTTAAAATTATATTTTACAGCATCGTAATCAGTAGTGAAATGTAGCTTTAGCGATTGGTAAATTTGATACGCTATATATCCGCTCATTATTCAGATTTTTTGGAAAACTCTGGAATATAGAGTGGAGGCGTGGATTCAGTATCCGGATCTCCACCAAAACAGACTCCTTCACAAAATTCACCTTGGCTTAAGCCGACTTCAGTTTCAATTGTCTCAATTATATCCGCGTAAATTTCATCGCTTTCAACCTCATCTCCAATATCATATCTTTTTGAAGTGTCATAGTGGTGCAAAGATCGATTACCCCATTTAGGTGTTTCCTCTACACAAACGACGTATTTCTCACCTTTGTATTCAACAACACTATTCCACCGTGTTTCGTACCAGTGCTCATCTGCAGTTCTAATTACTGTAATTTCGTTCATCGTCCTTGTCCCTTATAAGGTTTTTTGTAATTTGTCGATCCTTTATTTATCGATGTTTTTGATTTAGCATGCACGCCTTTTCGGCGAATTTTCTTTTTAGTTTCGTAATGTCCTAGTTTTTTCATAATTTAAAATAGTGTTGATGTTGTTCTTTTAATGATATTTCGATCCATAGCTTCAACCTGTAATTTACTTTTTAAAGGGCCTTTAACAATTTTAGCCATGTCTTCAGGGTCGATTTCCATTTCTTCACAGATTTCAATAATCGATTCTGTATATGTCATCCCATCACCATGAACAAGTTTTTCTACAGCGAGTCTCAATTGCTCTTTTGTAATTGCTGGTTTAAATATGATTTTGGGTTTTTTGGTTTCTTCTTTTTCTGTGCTCATAATGATTTAATTAGAATAGTGTCTTTGTTGATTCTTCCATTAGCTGTATTTCTTTTTGTTTTAAGTTTTGATAGCTCTTTATCGATTTGCTTTTCTGTTTTAGATGCCAGGATTGGCAAAATATCTTTAGGTTTTCTAAGTGTAAGAGAAAACGATTTATCTGGATCAAAGCCTTTTAGTGTGCTGCCGGAAATTGTAAATCCGTCACGGCTTTGCGCTTTAAAAATTGTAACTCTTCTATATTTTGTATTAAACGCATAGAACACATCAGCACCAACAATTCGGGTAGGATCACACGATTGCATTGCGTATTCTTTTGATTCATTCAAATAGTTCAACCTTGCTACTTGTTTATCTGCGGTTTTTGGCTTTTTAGTTCTAGGTTTGCGTGATCCTTTCTTTGACGCTTTATAGAGAACAATCTCATTTAAGGTATCTTCCAACGCTTTAATTCTATTACGCAATTGCGGCTTAGACAGGTATGAAAAACCTTCAACCATATCAGGACAACGTTTTTCAAATGCGTCTGTATAGTCATTCTTATGACGCTCAAGCCATTCAACAATTGGTCCTAAAAACGCAATAGGTATATTCTCACCTCGAAGAACTGATGCAATAGGAAATTTTTTAATTTTTGCTTTAACATCAGTCCACTCATCAAGCATACCTTCAAGTTCGCACAAAACATTTTTCCTAACCTTTTCAGTCATAATAGCATGTACATTTGGTTTTTTAGAAGTAGTAACCTTTTTTTCAGAGCTATTCTTTTTAACTGACAATTCAGCTTTAGCTTCAGAAATAATTGTTTTAATATTTTCTTTAACTATTTCTGGGTATCTACCAAACAAAGGCATTCCCATATTATAACAGCGACAAAGTTTTCCTGTAGTATTAAAAATTGCACACGTTTTTGGCACATATTCAATAACTTTAATGTCATTGTCGTTATACATTTTAGAGTTGTTTTTCATAAACTCTTGCATAATTGGAATATAGTCATCACGATCAAGGTAGTAATTATAAAATCCTAAGCTTCGACTAAGTTGCCTTTCACGCTTTTCATCTGGAACGTTATGCCACGTTGGTTCGTCCCCTGTAAATTTAAAATCAGGTGATGCAACCAGTCCGGATTTAAGAAACTTCCTAGCTCGTTTTGTTTTCATGTTATTATTATACCAACTTTCACTTGTTTGTAAATAAAAAAAAGCAAACAATGGTGAATTGTTCGCTTTTAACGGATATAAACGGATATTTACAGACGTTTTTTGGTTCTCAAAAGAAGAAAAGCTGAAATACTGGCCAATAAAACAGAATTGCTTTCTGGAATAGCAGTTCCTGTGGTGCCATTAAACTTCAAAATAGAAGGGTTTTGAGAGAATGATACGCCGTTTAAATAGATATCATCGCCTTGTTCTACAAACTCCTCTATGGAACTTAAAGTGAGTTGTGCGTTAGGGGATAAGTTGACGATAGATCTTTCTATTTGACTATTGATCGAGTCTCCAGCTCCTCTTAGTGTTAAGCTACTAGTTGAATCCACATTTATCTCTAAACCAATTGCAGAAAACATAGCGTTCATGCTCGACCCTTCAGTTATATTTAAAACTGAATAGACGTTATCATCATCATTCACTCCAGTAAATCCATTGTTGTTTTGAAAAGTAAAATCCGTAGATATTACCGTTACCGAAAAGCCATCTCCAATCTCAATATTCGAATAGGATGGGCTATCCTCGATTATAAAAGCGTCTGTTATGGTTAGTATATTGGCAGTGGGAAAATCGCGATTTATTTCCTCTGAACCTGATTCTGAAAAATCCCAATTAGGAGCATCGTAAAAATCATAAATTTCCGCTTCATCTGCGTCCCATGTAATAACTGTATCTATTTTTTTATCTTCGCTTTCAGTTATATCTATGATGTCCTCGTTACTAATCTGAATAGGTCTTTGAATATTCACCAAGGGATTGATATTAGGATTTTCTACTGGGTCTATTATGAAAATATTGCCTTCTACAGATGTTATAACGGCAGCCTTAGTAAAACTAATTAAGATAAGAGATAAAATAATGGTTTTCATTTTTTCTTTTTGAGTATGAAATTTTTGAGTTTGGTTAAGTTTCCTGTGAGTTTGCCGAGTATTCTACCTAGTTTACTTTCAGCTGGGACAATGTAGGAAAGCGTTCCTAGCAAACCCAGTATTGAAATAATAAACTCAGGCATTGACCCCATATACGGCGCAAGTATTTTATCAAATAAGTCTTCCATTTTTTTATCGTGTTATAACATCTGGCACCTGAGTAACCTGATCATCTTCTTCTAGTTCTATTGTTTTTTCTGAGTCCTCGAGATCCGTTTTTTTCTTTTCGTCCTCCTCTTCGGATTCTTCACCCTCCTCTTCGGATTCTTCAGTTTCTTCCTCTTCGGTTTCCTCTTCAGATTCCTCTTCAGATTCTTCAGATTCCTCTTCGGTTTCCTCTTCAGATTCTTCAGTTTCCTCTTCAGATTCTTTCTCTTCGGATTCTTCCTCCTCTACGTTCTCTTCAGTTTCCTCAGATTCTTCCCCTGTTTCTTCAGTTTCCTCTTCGGTTGTATTTTCTGACTCCTCTTTTGTTGCTTCTGTTTCGCTATTTTCTTCTTGGTTCTCTTCACCTTCTTCGCCCTCCTCACCTTCGCCAGCATCATTACCAGCTTCGCCTGTTTCTTCTTCGCTATCCCCACCCTCGTAGTCTTCGTCAGAAGTTCCTACAACGTCGCCATAGCCTTTTTCAGCATATTCAACAATAGTGTCTGTTACAGAACTAAACGGTTGAAATCCTATAGTGTTTTCAGTGAAGTCGTTTAAACTAGAAAATATTTGATGCTCTTGCTCGGCAACAACAGCAATTTCAGTTCCCTTTTCTTTACTAGTTTTTGCTTGAAAATAAGCACCGCTACCAATTGACATTGTTCCAGCCACTCCAATCGTACCAACTTTTTGAACAGTTTCGCTGACAAACGCGCTTAACCCAGTTGCTGCACTTGCTGTTTGAGTAGTGGCTCCTGCGGCTGCCGCAGCAGCAGTTGTTTTAGCTGCTTTGTCAAGGATGTCTTTATTCTTTTCAGCAATCTCTCCTAGTTTATCCATAGTTGAAGTTTCAGTCGCTTCAGCTCCCTTAACTTCTTTTTTTGGTTCTTCTTCGTTTTCAGCGCTATCCTCTTCGTCTATTGATTCTTCCTCTTCTATTTCTTTACACTTTTCGCAGACATGATTTTCATCGTGTAAATGTTGTACCTCTTCGAGTGCCTGCAGTAATCTCCAAGCAGCCTCGCGTGATGACTCATCGAAGTCTTCTACTAATTCGTTGTCTTTAGGTTGACAAAATCTATTAGCGAAATCTTTAGCCTGTTCAAGTGATAGTTTTAGACGATCTCCATCGTCAGGTGGTTGTGGTATAAAGGTAGCCATAGGCTTGTATATTCGTATTTATAAAAAAAGCTCTTTTAAAACGCATATATGTATAAATATATTTGTAGGCGGTCAATATGGCTGTCAAACTAAACTAACAATAAAAAATATGGAATTCTTAATTACATTCGTCCAAGATCAACCATGGTTCGGAGTCGCAGCAGCTGCAATCGCACTTGCTTCTTCTATTGCGGCTCTTACACCTACACCTAAAAAGGGAACATTAATGGCTAAACTTTACGGTGTTATTGACCTTCTTGCCCTTAACATTGGTAAGGCTAAGGACAAAAACAAATAATTAAAGCATTATTATTGCATGTGGGGAAAAGCTATACTATCTGCTGCTACAGCAGCGTTAAACGCGTATGCTGCTCACATACAATGGAAGCGTGAAACTCATATAGATAATATAGAAGATGAAATCGATTCTATTGCTGCTTCCTCTTCAGATGCTGCTAGTAAGTTGCGGATCAAGCGACTCTTGGTCAGAAAACAGAGATACATTAAACAATTCGGCACTGTACGATCCAAGTCAGATTCGTCTGATTGAAGGTCAAACATACCAGTTCCAAGAAGGAACTTTGAAAGGTCGAGGTCAAGTATTTCACTCTGACTATGCATTTAGAGAGATGCTTATTAACCAATAAGCTTTAAACATAAAAAAACAAGGAGCCACCCTTTTTAGAGTGGCTCCTTTTTATTACTAGTACTATGAATTGTTTTATGTAAGCTCTTTGATTCTAGCAATCACATGATTGTAAGTTTCTTCAGATGGGTCGTCCTTTCTTCCTGGTGCCACCATTTTGTGTGTTAGAATGCCATCTAGACCTATTCCAAATTTATCCATAAGGTATAAGCACTTCTTAGCAGCAGAGTCAATCTCAGCCGCACTAGGTGTCCTAGAATGAGTATTTCCGTAAAAAGAAATTCCTACACTGTGACTATTAAGACCGCTAATCCCATTCCATTTTGATCTTCCAGCATGCCATGCTTTTTTTGTATCATAGACAAACTGCGTCCTAGAACCATCAGCCGCAATTAGATAGTGATAACTAACCTGCGAAGCTTTATTTAAAATCCAAGATTTTGTACCATCATGGCTTCCACTACTGTGGTGTAAAACCACAAACTTCGGTTTAATAGTTCCAGATTGGTTTGGACTTGCCTTATAGACTTCAGGGTAATCATCTTTAAGATCAACAACTGGAGGTTCAGGCTTTTCTGGCTCACCTTTTCCGGCGTGTACCAAGTTTTCCCAAATCATTTTCCATGTGTTTGGACCGTCAATTCCATCCGCTTTAAGACCAAGCTTAACTTGTACCTGTTTGACGACATTGTCTTTCCCTTTAAATTTCATTGCAGTATTATTTATACTAAGTTTTAAGGTTTATCTAGTACTCGAAATAAAATAACAACTAAGATAAAAATGAGTGTTGTAATAAAAATATCATGCATAATTGTAGTATGTATTATTTATAAGTTTGTAATTTCCAAACAAGATAAAGCTCACCATATTCAGGAGGAGCTTTAATTGCTTTTTCTACTTGTGATCTTGTAATCTTATCATTTTTAGACACAAACGTTACAATCACATAGTCTGCAATTGTAGCCCATCTGATAGGCTTGCGTTCTTCTCCTTTTTTAATACGGATTTGTGATGCCTTAAATGTTTTTGTCAATACCTCCCAGATATGAACTCTACCTTTGCCAACTGATACTCCAGTCATTATTGAAGTATATTTTGTCTCCGCAATTACTGCTGTTGTCAAGCCTAATAAAGCTACAAGCGTAAATAATGTTTTGCTTCGTCCCATTTTATATTAGATATCGCTCATGACTGATCCTTTCCGTTCTGCAAAAGAAATAGATTCCGCTACTGATGATGCTGGGGTATGCCGCCCCTCTTCCGAAGAGGTCTTTTCCAGTTTGCCATCACGAATTTCCCAAACCTCCCTCCACACTCTGTCCGGTGCTGGTCGTGG